AGTGGCAAGGATAGAGTAGACCCTTCTAAAGGATTCTGCGATTCAAGCAATGAGTTTCCTAGGATACTAGAAGAGCCTGATAACAATAGAAGAGTTAGGGGAGGATTCCCTAGTGCAGAAGACATTCAGCAGTCTTATGGTATGGGGAGACATCAACCTAAGATATCTCCATATAACCCTGAGTATCCTCATAACCATGTGTACGAGACTACTAGCGGACATATCAAAGAATTTGATGATACTCCAGGACACGAACGAGTATTAGAGAAGCATAGATCAGGAACATACTATGAAATATATCCTGATGGATCTAAAGTAACCAGGGTTAATGGAGATAATTATTCCTTGATAGTTGGCACTGACACATTAGAAGTAACAGGCAATGTTCATTTAGTTGTAGGAAGTGATGTTACTATTACTGTAGCAGGGTCAATGGAAGCTCGTGTCGACGGCAATATATATTTAGATGGACAGAGCAATAATACCGTATTCTCTTTAGGTAAGACTTTTGTTACTGCTGGGGATGATATTAACATCAGCACCGCTAAAGTATGTAACATAACAGCTCAAGATGATATCAACATTAAGTCTTTTAAGAAGATTAATATGCACGCAGTTGATGATATCAACATAACATCAGACGCTGATATCAACATTAAGTCTGGTACTGATAATGCAAAGAATATATACTTAAATGATTAACAATCTCACATAAATAGATATATGAGCAATTTACAACAGTATTCAGATTTAAACTTCTTATTCAAGATCAATCCTACCCTATCATCTAAGGGTGATATATCTAAGGTGAGTGGGATATTAGCTGTTAAGCAGAGTGTCATGAATATCCTAAGAACTAATCATGGAGAGAGACTATTCAATCCTTTATTTGGAGCAAACTTAAGGGTATTCTTATTTGAGAATATAACTAGAGTTACCATGGTAGCTATTGCTAATCAGATTAAAAGAGCAATATATCAAGATGAACCAAGGGTGAATGTGCTTAACGTAAACATTAAGAGTGATGCTCATAGCCACACAATAGACATATTATTAACCGTTCAAGTAGTAGCTACTAACGAAGTAGTTGAGATAGGAACATCACTAGAGAAATTAAGATGAGTAATAGACAAATTAATGCAAGTCAGTTAGGATTTGAAGAGGTTAAGACTGAATTAATAGAATTCATGAAAGGTCAAGATGGAGCTTTCCAAGACTATAACTTTGAAGGTTCTGCAATGAATACCATCATTGATGTGTTGTCTTACATCACTCATATCAACTCTATTAATGCTAACTTTGCACTGAATGAAACATTCCTAGACACTGCTCAGATAAGATCATCTGTAGTATCCCATGCTAAGTTATTAGGGTACACTCCTAGATCTAAGAAACCATCATCAGCTGCTATAGGATTGTCAGTATTGCCGTCAAATGCATTAAACGCTAATCCAGAACTGGTTCTAAAGAGAGGAACGATATTCAATACTAATATCGAGTCTACAACATATAACTTAATATCAGCCAACACTCATACCACTCAATTGATCAATGGAGTTTACACATTTGACAATGTAGAACTCCATCAAGGTACTGTTAAGAGTAACGTTTATATTTACGACTCTGCAGGAACTGAAGAATACATCATCACTGATCCAACAGTATATACTGGGTCAGTAAGTGTTAAAGTATATGATAATGGTGTATCAGATAAATTTGATACATACTTAGTATCACCTAACCTAGTGAACATTACAGAATATTCAGAGGTATTCTTCATAGAAGAAACTCGAATAGGATTATATAAAATATCATTTGGTGATAATGTAATCGGCAAACAACCTGAATATGGCAGTCGTATAGTAATTGAATACACCGCAGTTGGTTTAGGAGACATCAACACAGCTAATGTTTTCAACTTAGCAGATTCTATTGATGGCAATACCAATGTGGTAATTAATACTATCAAACCAGCAGGTGGTGGTGCAGACAGAGAGACTATCGACTCTATCAAATTTAATGCTCCGTTAGGATTTACTGCGCAAAACAGAGCGGTAACGCCAGATGACTATAAAGGCATCTTACAAAATACATACGGTAACATTGAAGCAATTTCAGTTTGGGGTGGAGAAGATAATAACCCACCAGATTATGGTAAGGTTTATATTTCAATTAAACCGTTAGGAACAAACAATGATGAGGACAACTTAACATTATCAGATTATGATAAAGATCTGATTATATCTAGATATCTGAAACCTAAGAATCTAATTTCAATCACTCCTATATTAGTGGATCCGTCATATACATTTATTCAGTTAGATATATGGTTTAAATACAACCCCAACTTGACAACTGACTCAGGAGAGACTCTAGAATCCAAAGTGATAGCAGCGATCAACAATTTTAACCACACAATGTTAAACACGTTTGATGGAGTATTCAGAAGCTCAAATGTATCAAGCTTAATCGATAATACTAGCAAGGCAATTCTATCCAATATTATGAAGGTTACTATGATCAAACGATTGAGACCTATGTTGGATGGGACGTCGATCAAATATACTCTCGATTACAACCAACCGTTGTCTCAATATAATGAATCTGGATATATGACATCTGACCAATTCATATACAACTCAGGCAGTGTTTCTAAGAATTGTATATTGATTGCTATATACAATTCAGAATTAAATACCCATATTATAAGGATTGTGGATGCTATCACCAATGAATTGTACAAAGATGATGTAGGAACTTTAGACTCTACTACAGGAAGAATTGATATTAATGATTTTGTAATATCATCAATCGTTGATACGTCTAAGAGCTATATTAGAATATTCACAAAACCTAGGTCATCAGACGTTAAACCTCTTAGAAATGAATTATTGACGATATCAGATACCACAAACATACTTGGTGAAGTGGATACAATGGCTATTGGTGGTACTACTGCTGGAATTGGATATACGACTAGAGGAACAGACTAATGGGAGTGAATATATCATCATTCATTGATGATTTAGTCCCAGAACACATAGCAACGAGCTATCCTGATCTGATAGAATTCATTAAGGTATACGCGTTATACCTTGAAATGGGCAATGAGTCGGCTTCACATTTAAATCACATAGACCTACATAGAGACATTGACTTAATTGAAGATTCATTGATATCAGAGCTTCAGATTGAGTTAGGAACTGCTATTCCAAGAAGATCTCAAGGAGCTGCGATCGAAGGTGATCCTACTATATTCTATAAACATTTAATTGAATTTTACAGATCCCGCGGTACACCTGAGTCTATCAAGGCGTTTTTCAATATCATATACGGTGACAATGTTGAAGTTTACTTTCCTTACGAAGATGTATTAATACCGTCAGATGGAAGATGGATATCAAACACCCAAGCTGTTGTAGACGATCATGATTGGTACTTTAATGGCGTTGATGATGAAGGTAATGTGTATGATAATTTAGCATCCAATCCATCATACACGTATACTATAAGTGCTGCTACAAATGTAATTGATTTCTCTGACGATTCTAACAGATTGATGGAATTGGATGATGCTCTTGTGTATGCGAAAGGTGGTAGTTACGGAAGTAAGCCTGTATTGATTAGCAATGAAACATCAATCAACTTAGAGCTGTCTGGAAATTCGTATTATAATATATTGAGGTTTAATGACACTTTAGATGTTGGAACAGTAATTACTGTATTTCGTTTAGGATTTTATAGCGATAATAGGGGTTTCACTAACGACGATATTAAGGTCCAAGATTCTCATTTCTGGCAGAGATTTTCGTATGTATTGAAAACTGGTAGCAATATTGATGAATGGAAGTCTGCATTTACCCGATTGATTCATCCAGCTGGCTTCATATTCTTTGGTGAGATATTCATATTTATTCAAATGTTGGAAAATGATAGGGATCAGCCAGGACTTCAATTCAACATCATCAACAACAAGATACTAGCATTTGCTGCTGGTGTTAGAAATGCTGCGTACACTAGTGTAAACGAACTTGAGAACATGCAAGATGGATGGAAAGAAGTTGTAGATGCTAATGGAAATGTCAGCAATTCTGAATATGATTCAATATATAACATTCCTGATAGAACAGACCCAAATTACGATCATGATAGGATTCCTTTATTTGATGTTATACGTGGTCACACTATAAGAGCAAATGAGGTGGGAACATATGTAGAAAAGATTGTTCCTTACGACATAACCGATAATAAGATGATGAGGTTAGATTCTTCGTTCTCTATCAATCGGTGGTCTAATAGTAGTCCTATGAGCGACTACTCAGATAAAACTATTGATGATCTTATAAATAATAGTAACAGCTTATACAATTCAAATCCTAAACAAATGGGTTGTAAAGTAAACATAAATACAAGAGATGCAGCAATAGATGTTGCAGATGATATCGGAGTGCCTGATTACATTGGGGAGTTTATTACATTAGATGGTGGTGGAAATTCATCTCCAGTAACATCTAATGTAAATCTGTATCATACTTGGATAAATAACATGCAACAAGTAAGCAATATACCAACGGAGAATAACATATAATGCCAGCAATTATCACAAATGAATTCAGACTAGATGCAACGAATAGATTCGTTAATTCTATTAAAGATGGAACAGACACATATTATGTGGCAATCGGCAGAGCCCAACCTTGGGATGATGAGTCTAATCCAGACATTCCTTACGAGAACGACGTTACTAGAAGAGATTTCTGGGATAACGTGTATGCTCTGAAAAAGATTGCTCCTACAGAAGTTTCGTCAGTATCTCCTGGCAAGCTTTGGACACCCCAAACAGTATATAACGCGTATGATGATAATATGCAACCTCATGTTGGTAGTGTAGATACTGCTCCACAGTACTTTGCTATTTCAAATAATAATAACGTGTTTATGTGTATCAAGGCAGGCCCACAAGGATCATCTAGTGATCCAGATGCAATTCCTTTATCTACTGGTAATAATCCAGTTACAGCACCAGGCGATGGATACACTTGGAAGTATATGTATACAACATCTGTATCATCTACTAATAAATTCTTAACTACAGATTTCGTTCCAGTAACAAGAGTTCCTAGAAACGCTGATGATGATGGTTGGGAATATGACTCTGCAGATACCGCAGCTGAAAGGCAAGCTGGTGTTCAGGGCAGTGCCTTACATGGAGCAATATATAGAATTGATTTAATAACAGCAGGACTTGGATACACAAGTACAAATGATGTTGTAGTTACAATTAAAGGCAATAATGCTGGTGGAACAGATGCTTCAGCTCATGTTACATGGGTATCTGACGCAAACGGAGATCCATTGTCAACTAATGGAGTTTACACAATCCAGGATGTTGTTGTAGATGAACATGGAAGTGGATATGAAAATGCTATTGTAACAATTATCAATGGTGGTGCTAATACAGCTGCTACAGCGAGAGCTGTTTTACCTCCTACTGGTGGATTTGGTTTTGACCCACGTAATGAATTACGTAGTCATTACGCATCCCTAAATAAAGTATTCCATGGTCAGG